TCTGGTCTTTAAAGTAATCAGTTGCAGTATTTGCAATAGTCTGCCCTAGCCCCGCCATTGCGTTAGCATTGGTGTTCGCTGCGTTTACAAACCCAGAGTAGTCCTGTCTAAACAGGCTGGGGTCAATTGATGCTCCTAGTAGTGCCATAATATTATACGAATGCCCTCCCGCTTGCGTCTCCTACGATTTTGGCTCGTTGTGGGGAAAACAATCCAGCAAGGGAACCACCAGCAAGTGACGCACCACCCGTGAGTGCAGCACCACCAATTTGTCCAATGGCATTGAATATTCCAGAGTTTTGCTGTGACTGAATATTAGCGTTTGCTTGCTGTACTGCTAGTTGGTTGCTACGTTCAGTTGCACCAAGATTTAATGCTTGTCCTGCGTCGAATAGTCCAGGTGTGCCGCGACCGATTTGTTGCAAGCCCACGCCTAATTGTTGCTGACCTGCTTGGTAGCTTAGTGGTGTAGACCCTAGCATTTGTAACCCAGGGCTATAGAATTGCTGACCCATGTTATAAGCACCAAGGTTAGCGTTCTGCGCCTCACCACGGAGGTTGCCCATCATGCCTTGTTGCGCTTGGAACTGGTTGAAGGCGTTAAGACCTGCTGTAGCGGCCTCTCCTCGCCGTGTTGCTTGTGCGCCCTCACGGTTCAGTATCTCTTGGGCTATACCTAGGTTGCCACCAATACGTCCTGCTGCCTGTGCGCCTGCACGGGCTTGTTGATCGGCGTTACGCATCTGCTCTGGGGATAGATACCCACGTCGAGCGAATGCCTCGTTGCCCAGAGTATTAGCTTGGTTGACGTACCCTTGACTCTGACCTTGGTATAACCCAGCCAGACCCTGCGCCTGTAGTGCTTGCTCCTGCGATTGCTGTACCCGTGCCGCTGCCTCTGGTGACATTGCTTGCAGTAGACCCCGTGCCTGACCTGCCTGACCAGTCATCTGACCCAACTCTGCGGATCGAGCTTCACCAAGTTGCCGTCCTGCCTCTTGCGTAGCACCGCGCATCTGCCCGTAGTAACCTTGCTGCCCACCTACACCCTGCGTAAACGCCGAGATATCACCTAGATTTAGTCCTTGGAACTGTGGACGGTACTGACCCTCAAACGCCATAGTGCTAGGCATTGATTGCTGGTATGCACCGAGCAACTTGTTGATGTCCGCACCGTAATTAGCCTTGGGAGCTTTGACTTTTTTAGTTTTACCCATGATCTTGTTTGAGTTTTTTGTAGAATTTTAGAATGTCGTAGACCCTGACACGGGGAGATTGCTTAAAGTCTCGTTGAAATGATATGTAATCGAAATCGGGGACGAACTTTGCGAGTGCGTTCCGCATGTTTCCCGTGCAGATTGTGACAAACAACGTGTTGGAATCGTGGTGTTCCCGTGCTTCTTCGGGGTTGTTTGAGTCAGAGTAGTAGCACAACGCGAAAGAATGCTTGTCGCAAATGACCACACCGTGGCAAAGATGCCATGTGATGAGTTCTTGTAAGTCGAGCTTGTTTCTTTCATATAGTTCTATTGTACCTGCTAGGTGTTTGTTCATCAATATTTGATGCAGTATAGTAAAGCGATGTTGCGTGGACGGGTTTCAGTACCACCTGTGTTTGTGGTTCCATATTGTCCAGTTGCAAATTGTCCGTCTAATACTGCTGAGTTTGCACCTCCAGCAACTCCTTTCACATAAATATTGTGGTTGTGGCTTTTAAGATCATCTGCCTGAGTTGTACCAAATGTTCTTCCAGAATCGTATGTTATACCATCATCTGCCCAAGACCTTATGAATTGTCCTCTTAGATCAGGTAAGTTAAAAGTTGAACTATTGTCACCAACTCCAAATGTTGTGCCAATAGCAGCAAATAGATTGGCATAAATTCCTGTTCGGCTTATAGCTGCACCATTAGCTTTCAACCACCCAGTTGGGGCTGTTGTCATTGCAAATGGCATAAATGCTCCAGTAGGAACAAGCGAATTATTTGTTTTAGCTTGCGTAACGTTATTGTCTAAAATCTTTACGGTAGTGACAGAATCATTTGCCAACTCATTTGCAGTAATACCACTTGAGTTAACTTTTAATTGCCCAGACGTTGTAACTGCAAGTGTGTTGTTACCAGTTGCAATTGCACTACTTGTAAACGTAGTCTGGTCGATTACGTTGTTAAGTTTTGCACTTGTAACAACGTCCGTGGCAGTAAATGTGTATGTAGTGTCTAGTACTCCCATATTATTATTTTTGTGAAATGATTTGTCTATTGGTTACGGAACCCGCGACCATAATTGAGTGGATCTTTGGACTGCCTTGAGTCCTGTTAAGTATTAAAGTTCCAGTAAACCCACGCACACCACCGATACGGCAACGGATAGTCGCAGTCTCAGCCTCATTAGTCGTACTAGGCGTAAGCATACCACCAAGGAACGTAGATGTAGTGCCAATGGCAGCCGCAAAGTCTGGGTCTTCAGCGGCAAACGAAATGTTATACTCACCAGTCTCGCCGGCAAGGTTTTGCATCTGGATTTGTGTGTCCGTAAAACGTTTCCGCTCTAGAGAACCAAAGTTATAGCCCCTAGATGTCAAAGATGCGGCAATCTGCGGCGTTACGATGTCGTTGCTTAGGTTGGACACGCTCAATCTGTCTTGGATCGACTCAGCAAACTCCATCTGGTGCAGACCACCGTTGCTTGTGACCGTGTATAGGTTATTTCGCACCCCACCAGATGCTGTTATGTAGTCCGTGATAATAAACTGGTTGTTGCCGTAGGTATCAATTGACTCCCACCCCTTATTTAGGAAGTTATACACTAATACTGCGTTGTTACCAATGGCATCGTTAGCACCAGCAACGCTATCGAGAGGTACGGCAAGGAAATATCGGTTGTCAAAGTACACCGCTACGGCCTTATCTGCCTTGTCAGGGTTAATCCTGTCAATATACGGTTGGATATTCTTAGAAAGAGGTTGATCCATGCCCCGTAGGTTGTAGTCATTGAGGAATTCAAGACCATACACACCGTTGTCAGACAGGAAATACATGGCATTGCCTCGCATGACAACAGACTTGCGAGCTAAACATCCAATCTCAGAGGTTAACTCTTTTACTGTAACATCAAGAAGACCTCCTTTAGACTCTTGAATTAAATGCAAGCTGTTTCGGTTTAGTACAACAAGCGAATCGTTGTAGAATCCATGCATAGCAACTACAAAATCCGCTGTGCCACCAGTAATACGGAACTGGCTCTCAATCTGGTCAAATGTTGTTGTATCTAGGATGTCAGAAACAGCTATTTCGTCTGCAATCTTGCGGCTAACATAAGTTGGACTATTGTAAGCCCCAGACTGATCGTAGTAATACGGAACCCAGAGCCTACGTTGGAAGTGAATCCCCCACGGCGCCCCTGGCTGATGCATGAATCCACCACCTACGCTGAACCTTCCACCAAATTCAACTGGGTTTGTGCTTCCATTTGCAGCAATATTTGCAACAGGCGCAAAGAAACTAATGTTGGTTGCAGATGCGGAAGCTACTTGAAATTCTTTGCTAACAATAGATGAAAACTCAGGGATTGTGCTTTCATAAATAACAATCACATCGCCCGCAGAAATTGTTGTGTTGCTAGAAACCGTCAATGAAACAAGACCGCCAGAAACAACAACTTCGGTTCCATCCGAAACAAACACTTGAGGTTGAGTGTAAGCACCACCTGGGGACAGGTTGAAACCATCTGAAATAGTTGCAACAGTAGTAACGAATGTCGTGCTTGTAGATATGCCTGATGCAATGAATGTAAATGTATCTTTACCAGTTACTGTGGCAACAACATATGTTCCGTTTGGAGGTGTTCCTCCAGTAAGCCCAGCAATAATAACGGAAGAACCAACTAACAGTCCATGTTCACGGACGTTCATGGTTACAACCGTATTTGGACTAGCCGTTGCATTGGATGATGCTGAGACAATAGGACGGCCATTTGGATACCACTCGAGTGCTTGTTTTCCATCACGGAACAACATGACCTTGTCAAACACTTGGATCATGTCTGTAAACGCATCTACCGTCTGGGCTGGTGGGTAGGTAATCGTAGTTACCGCATAGGTATCAAGGTCGATCTTCTTGGCAACGGTATCCAACGCTACGATAACATACTCCTTGGATTGCTCATTGGGGTTACTAAACAAACAGGACGCACGGACGTTGCCAGCAGCAGAGTCATTAATTGGAGTCTGTGAAAGAGTACCATTAACATCAGTTACGCTTGTAATGCCAGCAACTGTGTAATCCAACCTGTTTGCATCAAAATAAGTCAGTTGGAAGTTTCCATTAACTGCGGCATCTAGCCCAGAAATCGTAGCCATGCCAGTAGTACCAGCCGCATACCCATGACCAGTAACGGTAATCCGAATAGTTCCCGTAGTGGGAACTGTTACAGCATCAATTGCTCTTGAGGTGGATGTGATAACCTCC